TCTCTAAACGAGGGAACCTGAACTGGGGAATAGTTTTGTCCGCCTTGATTATCCCCCCCGCCCGCTAATTTAGATCCTAACGCAGCCGCATCAAGCGCATTGCCAATCCCTTGAGCATAATTAGGATTAACGAAAGGTGTAAAAGGAACCCCTGCTTGGGCGTTGCCTCTGCTCATTTCTGACTGGGCCAACATCTCACCAAACCTTGTCTGCGCCGCAGCCTCATCAATAAACCCGCCATCAACCATCTCAACCAACATGTTGCGCTGTGCATTAATAATGCCTCGCGTGTTCGCTGCCTCATTTTCAAACGAGGTCGCTAAATTATTAGCTGTATTAGTCTCACCTGCCGCAATGTTATTACCGGCATTAGTTCTGCCTGTTGCCAAGTTAATGCCTAAGTTATTGTTAAATCTTGATACAAGATCGGCGCTATTAGCATTATTCTGGAATAACGCATTGCCCAGCCCTGTGCTGGTTCCGAGAGCCTGGCCGCCTAGTGCTGAAGCTATGTTAGCTCTATTACCACCGGCATTAGTTAGCCCCTGCATTTCAGCTTGACCACCAGCAACATTGATATTGGCTAAATTATTACCCAAACTTGTCTGAGTGTTTAACTGCTGACCACCTAAACCACTGGCTATGTTGGCAAGGTTGGAGCCTTGATTAGAGAATGACTGAAGCCCAGCCTGACCCTGAGAAGACGCAAGGTTCGCTAGATTAGTGCCGCCTGACATTGCTGTACTTGCCGCGCTGCCTGTTGCGTTTAATCCCTGACCTGATAACTGACTTAAATTAGAAATCTGTTGCTGCAAGCCCTGAGAGGCTAAGCCCTGACCAAATCTTTGCAATTCTTTCTGGACATTACCACCGCCTAAGCCTCCTGTAGCTCCTGCGCCTGCGAGGTTAGCCCGCATTCCTTGTTCTCTCAAGAAAGCCATCTGAGGGGATTCATTGTACGCCTGATTAAATGCTTCCTGACCAAGAGATCCAGATAATGCCTGCTGCATACCAAGAGCATTCTGACCCGCTTGACGAAAAGGATCGAACATTCCCTCGGCTCGGCCAAAGGCTCCACTAATATCTGTTCTCGCCTGATCTGTTCCAGCACCAAAGGCATTTAAGCCTAGCTGGGTGTTGTCCATTATATCTTGGCGGGCTACATTAGCTTGGTTTTCAGCCGAAGCTAACCCAGCTTGATAGTTTGTATTTAGATTGCCAGTAGCCGTTCCTTGAGCAGCCCTCATTGCCGCTATGCCTTCAGCAGTGCTAGAGGTAATGTCATCACGGGCTATCTGAGCTTGGTCTGTTGCAACGCCTAAGCCTTGATTGTACTGGGCTTGAAGCATGGCATTGTTCTGAGCGTTAGAAGCATTTAATGCGTTGATAGCCGCTGTCACACCACCAGTAAGAGCCTGCTCTGAGCCAGCTAGACCGGTCCTCGGGTCAGCTTGTGTTTCTGGGGTTTCAAAGTTAGTGCTAGTTACTCCAGTATTTATACTGACACCCTGCCTTGCATTGTCCATCTGAGCGGGGGAATAATTAAACCCGTTAGTGAATATCTCTTCGACAAATTCAGGAGGCGCTGAATAAAAATTCGCCACGTCTTGAATGCTGGCAACGCCAGAAGACACCAGCCTATTCATGGCTTCTGCGTCTGCCATTGTTCCTGTGTTCTGAGTAAACGCTGAAGGGTCGCTGCCTGTAAGGCTCTGGATTATTATATTAGGGTCGACCCCAAAGTGTGAGGATACATCGTTTATCGATACCTCTCCCGCGTTTAATAAAGCCGTAACCCCGTTTACTGCCTCAGCGGTAAAGTCCTGACCCGCTTCGGGAATTGTAAACCTTTTTAGTTTAGCCAGGGACATTGCGACCTCCTAGTGGTGATCTTTGTGATTCTGTAAAAATGTTTTGAACTTGTTGGGCGGTAAACGGTTGATTTTGAACGCCGTTAGACTGAGGCAAGCTCCTTGCTGGACCGCCTAAAGCTGGCCGAAGTCCAGCGTCTATCTCTTGCCTGCCAAAATTATCATAGTGAGACTTAGCAAACCCCTCCAGTGTATTAAACTGAGGATCGCCCCCTTCAATTAAGGCTTGTTTGTTCATTTCATAATCTTGGGCTATGTCTGGGTTTTGAGCTAGATATGATTGCGCGTCGAATGATGTCCACTCAGACACCCCGGAATCCGCATAAGTAGGCACGGCCATAGAAGAAAAGTTCATTGGCTCTGGGTTAGTCAATCCAGTTAAACCACTGAACCTGTCAGTGAGCTGTTGATTCTGCAAAGCGCCAAAATCTACATCATTGCCAAGAATTGCATTTCTGCTGTTTTCTCTTCCTGCCAGCAGTGCTTGCCGAGCCATGTAGCTGCCTTCTCGCATTGTCTCCATACTAGGTAGAAAAGTCTGTCCTGCCAGCAATAGGTTTCTATTCATCCCCTCTTGTCGTGCGCCTTGTGCGTTATTGTATGCAGGGGTTAAGGCTTCTATGCCTCTATTGTATGCGGAATCAACTATGCCAAGGGTATCTTGACGGTTCTCTTCTTGGAGTTTGGCTTGTTTCTTTCTGGCGTTATAGTCCAAGCCAGAACCGACAAGGCTTGCGCCCGCTCCTGCAAGTGCTGCTGCTGTTACCGCGAATGCCATTATTCTTTCTCCAATAATTTATCTAGGCTTTCGCCATCGATTGTTTCGTATGTAGGAATAATGTATTCCTGCTCAACCAGCTCAACGCTCGGTTCTTTATCCCAAGGAAGGCAGTTAATCCAAACAGCATCCTCAACTGCGTAAATAGCTTTTTTTGTAAGCTCTCCCGAGACAAGAGTGTAAGGAGCCTCAAGCTCTACCCTACCCTTGTCTGTAATAGCTACAACCCTTCCCTTTGATAGTATATTCACATTGGAGTATTTGTGGATCGCGCCGGTAATCACCACCCCTGCGGGTATGTGTAGCTCTCTCGTATAGAGCCCGTGGCTGAAGTAATGATTGCACTCAAGCTCAGTAGCTTTAATGTTATTAGGGCTTTCAAGTATCGCTTTCTCAAGCTCTGCCATCTGTTCTCTGTGCTTCATATTTACTAATTGATTCATACCGCTACCCAGCCCTTTAAGATATCCCCAGTAATTGATGGAGACATCTTCCTGTATTCTATAGATCCAGTAGATCCATTTTTGTCAATGTATAAGCTGTACTGTCTAGCCCCAATAACCCCTTCAGGACTGCCCGCTCCAATTATAGGGATGCTTAAACTTACATCCTGTGTGAATTGTCTGAAAGGCGATGCCATCGTTCCATTTGATTCAACTATTGGCTGCGCTACATTAAGCAATGGACCCGTCATTTATCACCCCCAACAATGTTAGCAGTAAGTCCAATAATCACAGGCTTTACCGCGTCCGTTAGAGTGAATCTAAATATCTCAAACCGAGCGGCTCTTCCGTTGCGTCTCCAGATTGCTCTGTGAGTGTACTCGCCTATCTTACCAATGCTTCTGGATATTGGACCGCTCCATGTCTTGCCGTCTTTACTTCGCTCTAGTGTAATCTGAGGGTCTAGTACGGCATCATTGCCGACTCCTGACTCGACGGTAAGCTCTAAGCTAGGAAAGAAAACGGCCTGCATGTTGTTTTGAAAAGGCTGAGTTGCAATTCTTCGGATAATTTCGCTACCGTATTCGGTATAAACGTCAGGGTCTAATCTTCCTATCCTCCCGTCTACTATGTCCCCGCAAAGGATTTGATTGTATGCCTTGACTATAGAGGCCACTCTAAACGCTCCTAGCGAACTTCCAATGACAGACTTACGTTCATGCCATCTCTGAGATGCTGTGTCGTAGACGAGCGTTGTGGACGGCAGGCTGAAGCCTATGAAGTATGCCCCTTTGCTTGCGTAAACCCAGCCGTAAATAGCTTTGACTTGGGACTCTGTTAAACCTGATAAGATTGCGTCTATTGCTGTCGTTGATAGCTTTACCGTTGAATTGCCACTTAGACCCCAAATAGCAGTCGACTCGTTCTGACCACCGCCGACCCACATAAAAGTATCTTGTGTATTAATTAGGGAGTACGGAGCAAAGCATCCTTTCTGTAGGAACAATCCAGTTCTTTGAAACGGGAAATCAGCACCCCCAATGTTTTGAAATGCCTCAAACGTCTCGCTGCCGCCTATGAATACTTGGTTCTTATAAACTACAGGGGCCACAATATCATCTGGATCAGATTCTGCTGTTCCAAAGTCTAGCGCGTTATATGCCATCCCGTTGTTAATAGAGCTGACAATAAACTTTTTCGAGTCTGTTGTTACTAAAAAATAGCCGTCAATAAACACCACAAACTGAGGGACACCATTAGCGTCAAAATCATCATCAACTATCTGCTCAAAGGTATCGTCTACATGATTGTAAATGTACCCATCGCCACCCGGAACCAAGACCATCATCTGAGTGCCATTGTCGGCCATCGACACACGAGCGTCACCTGTGACAGTCCCTAGCGCAACTAGCGTATAGTCATCGCCAGATTTATCCAGCCTGTACAATACAGTCCCGTTTACAAAATATGGCTTCCCAGCCATTTCATGGGAGCCTCGGTTAATTTCTTGAATATCCCCAGATGTCGCTAATTGCACTAGCCCCTCTGTACCAAAGAGAGTCTCAGCGAACAAACCACCTTGTGTTATATTCGGATACCAATTAGTACACTCTTGCGCTGAAATAGGTAGTGAGTCGCTGACATAGAACCCATTGGCAATAGGTAGCTCAATAACAGGCATTTAAGCCTCCGCGCCAAAGATTGCACTTAACACTTCTAGGTTGTCAGTAGAAGTTTCGTTCTGAATAAACATTTCAACATAATCATTTGTGGACATCTCAATATTTGCATAGGAGCATAGGTTTCTATAATAGCTTGCAGAAGTTGTCGCAGTTACCTTTGTATCCGCCCTAACCACTCCATTTAGGGCTATATAGATAGACATATCCCTATAGGTTCCTGCCGCCACTGTTAGGCTTAGTATAGCGTGAATTGTGATCCTTCGGGTATCTGACCCATTGTAAGTGATCCTCCCCGCAGCGTTGCCAGTAAACCCTGACTCATTATCTGAGACAAAGGTTCCTGCTACCAAAACCGGAGTCGCTGTCGACGCTATCACTGTGTCTGTTGTGTTTCCCTGCATTGTAACTTTAGCAAAGGCCACTGATGCCTCGCTTGCCGATACAGTAACGTAATTGCCTGTAGCTGTTAGCGAGATACCAGTGCCAGAGACAAGGCTCGCCACAACAGGATTGGTAGCTGTAGTATTAAGGAGCAGGGGAGTTCCTGTCGCGTCAGCAGTAAAAGTATGTGTTAAGACTATCCCATTGCCTGCCGAAACATTTGCGCTTACTCCAGAACCATTTTCAATATTACGTATCTTATTGACAGATCCGTCAGTATCTAAAACAGGAGCGCCAGTAACCGCGCCCGCTTGGACTATGGTTCCCGTCACACCAAGACCTGAAAGAAAATCAGTGTAAGGTATCTTGAAGTTAGAACCATTTACGACATAATCAAAAAAAGCACCATCCTCGACAGTGCTTTTTGCTATGAATAGGCTTTTCTTTCTGCCCTGAGCCCTATAAGTCATACGGTACTTACCTCTAAGCCTATTGCGCCAGTAGATTCGGCTAGTATTTCCGCCTCTTGGTCTGGGTAGAAGTTCCCACCAAACCCAAAAGACCTATCCTCATTGCCAGAGCCAACAGGGAGAGTGCTTGGATTTAATGTTGCACCCATTTGTTGACCGATAATTCTCATGGTCGAAAGCCCCTCTTTGGCCGCAATTCCTAGCGCCTGAGAAATTACTCCCCCATAGTCAGGGGACACCTCGATAGCCATGTTAGCGATAAGCCCCCTCAAAGCTCCCGTAGGGATTGTTACTATGTCTCCAAGGTCATTGACCTCGGTATAGCCTAACATAATGCCATTAGCGTCAAGCTGTGCCATAAAATTGTTCATTGCAAAGATGAAGTCTTGGTATTCAGATGCCTCAAGCGGAGCTTCAGAAGCCTGTACTAAGATCCTTTGCAGAGATGCCTTTGCTACCTGAGCCACTGTTGCCATTATTCAAAAGTCGCCGGTTTTGCCGGTTTCTTGCCTTTCTTCTTTGCGGTTTCAGCAGCCTTCTTTCCTGCTTTGGTGTATGGGAATTTCTTACCTTTAACCATTGGCATGATGTGACCTCTTTATGCGGAGATTAGAAAAAGGGAGCCGAAGCTCCCCTTGACTATTTTACTATCTTAAGCGCCGTAACCCTGACCCGCGAAGAACGGGTTAAAGCAGGCATAAGCTGGAAGTAAATCAAAACGAATCTTTTGCGTGTTGGCATCTCCATCGGCATACTTAGAGATCCGAATAGACATACCATCGCTAGTTGTAGCAACAGTGTCTGTGGAGTACAGCTTAGGAAGCTTAACTGTGCCTAATCCAAACGCTTGCTTAGTATAGAACAAGTTAGGCTGATAGACAGTGCCTGCCGCGCCGAGGATAGTAACCACCGCATCATTAGCAGGGGCAGCATCAACAGTGTTGTACTGTCCGTTTGCCTCGTAGATAGCCGCTCCAGATACAACAATCTCCGCTGCATTAGTATTGATGGTCACAGTGCTTAGTACAGTGCCGACCCAAGGAACCGGCGCACCAGCCGCATCAAGCAATACCTGACGAGTGCTAATGTTTAGCTGATTCACTCCAGCTATGGTCACCTGGTCTCCTGCTACGATGGTCCCAGTTCCCAAGGCATCAATAGCCAAAGTCTGAGTCATTGTATCCTTAGCCGCCAAGTATGTAGCGTTAGGCGCTGCTGACAATGCGCCAGTTCGGTCAACGGTTGAGCCAGAAGTGTAGCTAGACAGTGAGTTGGTCGATAAAGCCATCATGCCGCCAAAGTTATTGGATATCTGTGCTTTTTCCCATGCTGTTCTAACAAGCCCGTCAGCAGCCGTTAAGCCAGTCTGAGCAGACGCTAATGCAGTAGTGGTAAAAGGTGACATCAAGTAATACTTCTCATCCGACATCGGTACACCGACACCGTCCATCATTGCACCAGCACCAGCAATATCTGACCATGCGTCAACGGCAGTACCGCGAGCGCCATAGCTAAGGCCAGTGTTTGTGCGTATGAATTTAGCGTAATCTAGCTCTAAGTCAGTAACAATACGTCTAGCCATTGGCTCAAGGATTGTATCTAACTGATCTAGTTCTAAAGCCTCTTCAACATTCCCCCACTCTGTAGCAGCGGTGAAGTAGTCTTGAACCGTACCAGTCGCCTTGCCTGCAATGATGTCTGACTTGTCTGATCCAGAGATATCGCCGCCAGATGTGCGGATAGAGTTGTAATCGTGGGGACGTTTAAAGTCCACTGTACTGCCGCTAGAAGGACTGAACTTGCCGCTTAGTAGCTGAGTGTTGGTTGTTTTCGTAACCACACGTGAAGACTCAAATGCGTCCAAAAAGACCCGCGCAACTTTGCGGGTGACGTTTGCTTGTAAATTATTAGCCATGCTAATTTAATCCTATTCAAATGTAGCGCCTGCCGGTCCTCTAGGTTTAGGAGACTTTCCTGCGCTGTGGGGGCTTTCCAGAGGGTCTGGAGCGCCATTTACCTTGGGTTTAAGAGCAGCAGCCTTCTGCTTAATCTGGGTCGCTATCCGTACCGCAGCCTGAGCTGGCGATAGATGGCTTAACTCTTCCAGTTCGATTGGATTCTTAGAGAGATAGGTCGTAATTAATGGGCCTTGCTCATCATCCAGAATAAACTGGACTACATCGTTATTGATGCCAAACTGCGCCACCACATTAGCCGCGACCTGCAACTCTTCTGCCTTAACCCCTAGCCTTTTAGCTGCCTGAGAATAAGACTCAACCCTTTCGTTTAAAGCTTCGTACTGCTTTTTATCTTGCTCATGCTTAAGACTCTGCTGCTGTTGGCTTATCGCCTTCTGCTGTTGGTCATAAGCAAAAGCATTTCGCATGGCCTCATCCCTTTGCGCGTAACTCCTTTTGTACTCCTCGTCAGAAAGTGCATAAGGGTCTGGTGCTTGGGGTATTTGTGGCCTGCCCTGTTTAGGTAGCTTTGCTTGTAGCTCTGTCAGTTGCCTTTGAAGATCTTCTGCTTCTCGCTGAAACTTCCGTTCTTTCTCGTGAGACTTAAAGACCTTCTTGTTAATGGCATCGTCAAAGACACGTTGCTGTTCTACACTAAACTTTACTTTCGCAGTTTCCTGCGACTCCGACGCTGACTCGGCATCTTGATCCTCATCAAGATCTTCGGTCTCTACCTCCTCCTCTTCTAATGAAACGTCTTCATCATCCAATTCGTAGTTGTCTTCCGGTTGCAGCTCGCTCATATCTTGCCCTTGTAGGTAAATGCCACAGATAAGGATGTGTGCCTGTATTAATGCCAATAATACCATATTATGGTCAAAAGCAATACATTGTGGTTAGATTGACCAAATCAACAAAACTGATAAGGAATAGTTATGAATGATTTATATGAATTGTTTGAAACGGACGACCCTTCTCAAATGGCAGATAGACTAATGCAGTTGATAAGAGAGGCGATAGAAGACGAGGGTCACACGGAGGAGACTCTGGAGGTAATCAAGGAGATGATAGACGAGCTGACGGGTTTAGTGGGATAGAGCCCTATCTAAGCAGCCCCAGACATTGACCTTCCGTATATCCCTGATAGCAGGTTTGCACTGTCAGCCTTGGCCCATGTCTAGGCCGCGCAATGTTGGTAGCTCGTTGAGCTTGTCCTGATTCCATATTTCGTATTGAGTGCCGCCATCTTGGTCTGGGTAATAAGCTCCGTCATACCCCATATCTTGTAATTGACCATTAGTATACTTGTCTGTTTCTGCATAACTGGCTAACTTTAACTGAGAGTCATCTATCTGTCGCTTAACAATACCGCCCTGACCTGTTGCTGCAACCTCACCTATATCTGGATTTGTGGTAAACCAAGTTGATCCGTCTGCGCTGTATTTTGCAGGATCAAAGCCAAATTGATCTATCGCCTTAGCGGCATCAGAGCTTGTGCCGTGGTATATGTTACGCAAACTACTCCTAGCGCCTTTTGCAGTTTTAGCAGCCACATCCCCGATAATAGGAACAACGCCCAGCATATTGATACCAGCGCCAACCATGTCACCCTGCCCGTAGGCTTTCGCAGCTTCGTCTACAGCAATTGCGTCACCTATGATGGGCGCGAAGTCTGCTGCCGTATTAATGCCATCGGCAAGGTTAAGAAGTCCAGTCCTATAGCCTCCTTCCAAGCCTGTCGCGTCTATCCCATCTCTCATTAGATTGCGTAATGTAGACCTAATACCAGTATTGTTGGTTACTGTTGCCTGAAATCTAGGGACTTCAGAGGAAAGGAGTTTTTCTCGCTGTACCTCTCTAGCTAAAGCCCTAAGATCAACGCCCATTGGCTATAGCCTCTAACTCTTGAGGGCTTAAAGATCTAAGCATCTCCCTCATTCGCTCCTCTTCCTTAATTCTCTGCTGCTCTTGCATTTGAGTAATCTTCTGCTGGTTGTTAAGTTCTTCACCAAATGACTTTATGTTGCTCATATCTATCGTGGCCCCAGCCTGCTCTGCCTTGACCTGAGTATTCATTCTGTCAGTCTCAGCCCTGAAGCCGTCTATCTGAGCATCTGATTGGTTGTCGGCTATAAGCATCTGTAGCTTCTGAGCTTCTAACTGTAGCTTTATCCTTTCGTTATTGAGCTTCTCTTGGTCTATCTGAGCCTTGAGCATTTCAGCTTGGGCTTTTAGCTGCTCGGCTTGAGCCATAACCATTGCTGGATCTGGTGGTTGTTGGCCCTGCATCTGTGCCTGTGCCTGCTCTCTTTCCTGCCGTTCTTCGTCAGTTAATTGAGACTCTGGAATA